CGCTTCCATTAATTGACGAAGACCGCGTTCTTCTCCTTGAACAATCTGTTCTTGTTTTCCTGTATCGCCCATTGTTGGTTTTGCAGAATCTAACGCACCAAATCCAATTTCTTGTGGCGAAATCTGAAATGCGCCACAAACAATCATTAAAACACGTTGATATAAATTATTAAACTCTAAATCTTTTGCTGTAATGTTTAATGGCACAAATTCAACATCAATAGGGCCAGCAACAATTGGAATTGTTGCTGAATTATCATTTCTGGCGACATAATTACTAAAAAGTTTCCTAAAAGCTTCTGCTTGCTCTGGACTTACAACACCAGGCTCTTGTGTTTTTAGATTAATAATGCCTTTTGTCGCTAACCCCTTAGTAAAAGAGTTTTGCAAATATTGTTGGGCATAAAAATGCATTGAAACTGCATAAAACGCCTTTTCAATCGGCGCCATTGGATAACCATCTAAATTTTCATGAGCTTGTTTTTGCAAATACGTAACAATTAGATCATTTTCTGTAAAAAATGCGACATTTTTTCCGTCAATTCTTTGCACATATGCAATTGGCCTGCGGCCTTCTTCAATATTTCTATAATCTTTTAGATCCGCTTGTGACTGATCTGATATATCTTTATCATTAACCGATAAAGTTACTTCTGCTTGATCTAAAACGCGATAAATACTTTCAACTGGAACTGGTCTAAATAAAACCGGAACACCTTCTTTGCTTCTAATGATTTGTGTAGCGCAGCGCCCATATACTAATAAATTTCTTGATTGAGCACCTAAAAAATCTGCAAGATTACAATATTTAAATGTTGTATCAGAACCTTGAAATACGTGGTCTAGGATTTTTTTATTAGTTGTTCCACAATTTAAAACAAATTTAACAATCAAATTAGAAAGCTCTGTTCTAAATTTGACTTCTTCTAATTTTTCTTCTTCGGAAATAGAAGAATCCATTTGCGCTGGAATAACTTCTCGAAGAACAAATCCACGGTCATATTTATTTGCAGATTTACGACCAAACGCCATCGATTGATTAGCGCGAGTGTCAATAATTAAAGAAATAATTGAGTCATAATATGCAAGTTCACGCAATTCTCTATCGGACATCCGCCCTTTTTTCTCAAAAAGGCTGTTTGAGCTGGCATTTCTAGATTCAAGGCTAAAAACAGCCTTGCTTTGTTCAATTTTATCTTTAATCAAATCGTTACTTTCTAACGGTTTGACAGATTTGTTCAAATCTTCAACAGAAAATGAGACTTGCCCTTGTCTACTTTTTTTTAAAAAATCAAAAAGCCCCATTGTTCACCTATTATTCTAATGTGCAGCTTTGAACAGAAACGGTGGCTGGTTCTGAATTTTTATTTGTTGCAGAAATATTAACTAAGTTAGTAGTTGTTGCAAACAATGCTGAACCAGCGTTTCCATTAATAACGGGAAATTCATTATTTGAGCCATCAAAAGATAAATAAATTGTGCTATCAGATTCGATAGTGACAAAATTAATTAATCTGGAATAAAATAAAAACGGAGTATTAATACCAGCTAAAACGGTCTCGGGAATAATTTGTGGATTATAAAAAATAACATCCCTATCTGTCACATCCATCACTTGAAAATCTTTGCATTTATTTTCTGAATTAAATGCAGAAGATTGAGCAACTCTCAATTTATCGCCAATTTGTACACCATCGGCAGAAAAAAACCTAATCACAGAATCAAACAATGATCCTAAAACAATTCCATTTTCATCGCCAATCATTCCATTATCACGAACAATAACAGAATTTGAAGTCTTAGAAAGAACAACATACCCTCTTCCGATTGAAGAAGGATTAAGAGGCGAAGAAAGGCCGGAATCGGACTCTTGTAGATACATAATATCGCCTGGTAATACTGCGCTTAAATTAACTCCACCGCCATTCAGAGTGATTTGTGAAGCAGATGGGCTCATTCTAGAGGCGGAGTATGTTGTAAGCGCAGAATGAGCAATAGAACGATTGATTCTAAAATTTGGTGAAGACCCAACTCCAGTCCAACGTAATCTCACAAGATCTGTACCCGATTTAGGCAAAGAAATAGAAAATTCGGAGGCGGCTAAAGATGAACTAATTGTTCGCGCTGTTGATTGCAATAAAACTGTTTCGCCAGGTAAAACGCTGATAGTTTCACTTATTGGATTAGTGACAGAAAGACCAGTGACTGATGAAAGAAAATCAAAATTTCTTTGCTTAGGACTTTGCGATGGATTTACATCACTGTAACATAGTCTTGATATATAAAAATTCAAAAGAGCCATAATTGCCCCTAAAATAAAATAGTCGCGCTACCCGATTTTAACATTTTTTCTGAGTCTTCTTCGTTCTTTTTCTTAATATCTAAGTTATATTCATTTGCATAATGAACCCGTAATGCTTCTTGCATCCCTTCTACTGTAGTAAAATTTAGCTTTTTTGTAAAATCAAAAGCATCATTTTGATTTGCTTGTATAACACTGGCGTTTGCAGTAATAAAGGGATCTATTGCGTATCTGAGCGCGTCTGGACCATGAGTAAAATCATCATCTGCAAATTTAGAATAATCATATCCCATCAATCCTCTTGCATATGTCCAATTTTCCATACATTTTATTAAAAATGTATTTTTCATATCGTCTAAAATCATAAAATTAGCTTGTTGTCGCATAGCATTCCATAATTTTGAACGAATCCATGCAACACCAGTGTCAATTGTTAATGGTTTTTCGCCTCTGGCTGGCATATTCATGCTGCCAGCAACAGATGTTGATGATTTATCGGCAGTGTCTGGACATAATAAATCAAAACCGTATTTTAAATATATGTTTTCTTTTATAAAGGAAAGCCAGTCTGGATTGGCATATCCTGTTGAATTTTCTGTGTGTAAAACTATTAATTTATCATCAGATTTTTTATATGCGACTAAAACAGCAACTGCTGGATCAATGAATCCAAAATCTACTCCACAATGCAATCGCCATCCGTTTTGTCGTAATTCTTTAATCAATAATTCTTTTGTTGGTTCAAATAAATTTCCGTATTTGTCTGTTGGAAATACATTAAATGCAAAATTCCATACGTCAGAAATAGGTTTTACATGAACGCTTCTATTAAATTTATTAAAAACAACACCAGATGACTCTGGCCTTAAGTTCAAGATCTGTGCATTTATTTTATCTGGGTCACTCGCATTTAATAAAGTGTTTTTAACAAACCCTATATCACGTAACATTTTTGATTTTGATTGTTGTTTAATTGATTTTGTGCGACAGATTGAAAAAACTGGACAAGTTTTGCAACCCTCATACGCTAAAATGCCAGAATATGCCATTTTATATTCGGCATTCAATGCTTGATATGCCGGATTTCCAATAACGTCCAGATTTTCAGAATGAACAAATAACATATCTCTAGGATGTTCTGGTTTATGTCTTTCTGGAGGACATGGTTGCATCCAATCAACAATTGACCATTTATGCAAACGAATGCCCGAGTTAGGTAAATCAGATTCATCTATTTTTTGTTGAATTGGCCCAGATCCAGATTTTCTGGAAGATAAATAAATAAAAATTGGCGGTTTTCCTGATCTATCTGGGTCGGCAATAAACGTTGCCTCAGATAAAATGTCTTTATCGATTAAGTCAAGCTCATCAAAAATCAAACAACTTGCGCGTTGGGCGTTTGCAGACTTTTTAGTAGAAACAACAACTTGTAATTTACAATAGCCAACTGGTCGAGATGGCGCGGATGGCAACCTATTAAGTTCTTTTATTCGTTTACTGTCTGTTTTAGCAAATGAAGATATAATTGGCAGAGCTAAGTATTTATCTAAATATCTAATCGCAGCTAACGATTGATCTAGAATAGCTGCCATATGTACAATATCGCGGGCAAAATGCACCATTAACAAAAATTCAATAATAGATGCTGCTAATGTTTTTGCAGAGTTTCGGCTTGCTGCTACAACAAATGTAGTCCTGTTTGGATCGCCGTCTTTTGCTGCGGAATAAACATCCCAAATAAAATCTATTGGATTGGAATTACTATTTTCATCTACCGTGCAATCCGGTAAATCAATATCTAGAAAAGTCTTAATCCATTGTTTAAGTTGTGGTTTTGTGTCACAAACTGCAAAAAATTGTTCTTCATACAGCTCATTAAGAGCTGCATTTAATTGATTTTGATTTGTTATCTCTGTTTTTTTAACCATAATTAATCTTTAAATGGGTGAAACCATGTAACAATACAAAATTTATTACCATTAATAACTTTGTGTGCGATATGTTCATATGCATAGTTTGATGGAAATAATAATATTGAATTTTTTTTTGGTTTAATTTTTAAATCAAACTTTGTGAATTCTAATTCACCGCCTTGGTAATCATCATTTAAATACATTATACAAGAAACTTCTCTAGATTGTGTTAATCCACCGGCATCTGTATGCTTATGGTATACACCGTTCTCTTTATATCTCAAAACATGGTAGCCTTCATCATTTTTGATGAAAATATCGTGATCATTTGAATAATCTAAAATACTTTTTTTAAAAAATAAAAAGATTAATTTGTCAAATTCTGACATAAAATCATTATTTTTTAAATGACTAGAAACAAAAAAGGTATCACAAATTCTTAATCCGTTATTATACTGATTTTTTTGTATTGTAGCTGGCTGCCACATTTCTTCTGAAATTTTTGATATAAAATCAAAAAAAATACAATTAAATTCATCTGGAAATATATATTGTGTGATGCATGGTCCAATAATATTTTTTTCAAATTCAAATTCCGTAATATTTTCTATTCCTGCCTTTTCCTTCAAGGAGGCTGCAGTATTTTCTAAATTCACAAGCAATTCCTTCAATATTACAGGTAGTTAATAAAATATTTTTACCGTTCATTTGTAAGTAAGGGAAAGATTCTGTTGGTTGGTGTTTCATCAAAGTATAGGCGACGTCTTCAGGCTTTGCTTTTTTGTTTAAAATTTTACAAGTTGGCGCTGCTCCTCGCCCCATTTCTAAATACTTGAATTCATCAATATATTCTGGAAATTGATATCCAAAATCCATCATAATCTCGGTCATATGGAATGGATTTTTAAATTTTAAAATTGGATGAATGCTATTAGTTAAGTATTGAATACTATGTTTTTTATCAGACATCAGCAATTGATAAATTGGTTCAACTAATTCTGGCAGTTTTTCATATAAAAATGCTTCTCGATTTTCTGCGCCAATAATAGAAAGACCTGCTTGCGGGAAAAGATATGCAGTATTGAATTTTGGCCCTTCTATTTTATTGAATTTTTCACGTGAAAGTTTGTTTTCTTCTTTATTTAAAGAAATATTACCGGTAATTTCAAGAGTTTTAGGTAAATTAATATACCTAGCAAACATAATATTTAATAAAGTTAATTTTTTATCGTGAAGACACGATTGAAGCCAGTTGTGTATCCACAGTGTTGTTTTATCTAATTCTCTATAACAGTTTGTAAAATAATTTCTATTCAAAATAGGATCTTCTGTCCACGGTCTTGGTTGCCCGTTATCTTTTAAATGAAAAATTTTCATTCGTTCAATTGCAAAATCCCAATATCTCTGTTCAATAATAGAATCTATAGCAACTTCATTCCCCTGCATCCAACCAAAATTTTGGTATTCAGAAAAATGAATATAAGAATTTAATGCTTTGATAATAGAACTCATCTCGTTTTAACCTTTTCTAACAATTCTAAAAGTTCTAATCTGTCGTGTTCTGATTTTTCTTCAATTAACGTCGGCTCTATTACGCTGGATTCAATAGTTTCAACCCTATTTTTAGCCGCATTATTTAGGTTTGCAACGTTAACATTAACAACTGTACCACTTGCTGACTTGCCTTCGGCTTCTTTAGTTTGAAGAGATTGAAGCATATCTAATAAAGTCATAAAATCACGATAATTTTTCGGAATTAATGGACAATTTTTAGCTTGAGTTGGATCTTTTATAACTTCTGCTAATTGTTGTTTATATAAAGCGGCAGTTGCTACAATTGCGTCTGTAACTAAATCAATAGCGGCTGCATCTGCGCGAGTGACTTTTTCACCTGCACGAACAGAGGTAACAAGTTTTTTTCGTTCATGCCATTTATAATAAATGCCTGTGTATAACAAAATTCCCAATGGAATATTAAGTTTATTGGCAATTTCTTCCCAGCTAGCTCCCATGTAATAAAAATAAAACGCCGACTGCTCTACTTGTGACGGCAACCTGCTTCCAATTTTAACGGCCGTAGTTTTTGCTAGTTGAAATTCTTCCGCAGTCATATCAATTGGCTGATCACCAAAACAATCTAAAGGCTCTTCACGTTTTATAAACGAAGATTCTGAATAATTTGGAGTAATATTGCTGTTTTTATTATTCTTTTTCATACAAACCGCCTTTTTTACATATATATTATTTTTTCATAAAAATAAACAGCCTAAGATATTATTCTTAGGCTGCAATATTTTTAGTTTTTACTAGAGTAAATTACTCTGTAACACCAGTAGCACGGCGAGCGAGGACATCAACCGTGATGAACTCAACAGCTTCGACAGGAAATACACTAATTGTAACCTTGTATGTATTACCATCAAGAATAATTGAATCAACACTAAATTGACGCAAAGCGCCTTGGGCAACAAAGCTAGATAAAACGTCTTGAATTGATTTAGATACAACCGATGGAGAAACATCTGTTGTTCTTGAGCCAATAAAATTATCTAATGTGCTGCGAAGAGTTTTAACCGTTTCATCTACAACAAATTGAACATTCACTCGTTCAAAATACCATCCCTTTGGATCATTTTGGCGAGAACGAGTTGAAAGATCTGGAGATTCCATGCGAACTCCAAATCCTGTAACTGATTTAAGAACAATTAAACCAGCTTCAATTGCTTCGTCTAATTCTTTAGTATCTGCATCAAAATCTGGCACAAATACATCAGAAAATACGCTCAAATCACCAATATGTTTAATGTTTGAAACTTGGAAACTCTTTCTAAGAAGAGAAGTTCCGAGAATCGCTTGCGCACGACCGGCAGCTAGAGAACAAGCAAGCATCCAAGGTAAAAACCATTGGACATCGCCGTTTGAATTAATTGTTCTAGCTTGCTGAAATGCCATTTGAACACGTTCACAGCTTACTTCTGCAGCTTTTTGCCTTGCTGCCGCAAAAGAACTATGAACGCTGCAGATTGCAAATCTTTCACGTTGATATTGAATGCTGCTTGCGCTTAAAACATGGGCTTTAACCGCCGAATTAATAGAATCAATTGAATATACACTTGCTTGGTCTGTTAAACCATCTTCAATATCTTTACTAGAATCTCGACTAAACAACGGCACTACTTGAGAAACATCAATTTTCAAGGCCGCATCAAGAGCATTCTGTACTTCAATGTTTGAAGTTGCACCTACAGAACCGCCTTCTAAAAACTTTGGAGAAGAAAAAACATCAGGAAGTCCTGCAAATGCGGGAGATGCTGTGTTTTCTACCAAACTAATCAAACCAAAATTATTATCAACCAGTGATTTAAAATCAAAATAATCAGATTTAAGTAGTCCTGGGAATGCGTTTCCTGAATGGCCAGTACAAATTCCAACTGAATCAACTTGGTCAATCACAGAAGGACTAAGGCTTTTCCAACGAGCATCGGAAACACGTGCCTTATAACCAGTTTTAGTATTAATAAATGCAATCAAATCACCGATTGTATTATATTTAGCTAATAAAACATCAAGGTTAGCGCCAGAACCACCGGAGACTGATGTTTTTAGCTTTTTGTCTTTTGTTACTGTAACTGTTGCAGTTGTTCCTTCATAGCCAAGCTCAAGAACTACACGGCCGCCTACTGGTGTATTTGGAAATTGAGCTCCGTCTGTTAATCTTGCAGAAACAATTCGGACTTGTTTTTCTGAAGAAGAACGAGAAATAACTGGGCCTTCTACTGTGCTGATACTATTTTCTTTAATATAAAATGGTGATGTTTGGCCATCAAGTGCTTGGACAGCTACAGATACAGGATTATTAGGGGCAGAACCTGTAATACATTTCTTAGCTTTAATAACCGATGCACCTGCAGAAGTTACAATCCAAGCTCCAACGTTTTTTGATCCTGCGCCTTTTAAAACACTGTTTGATGGAACAACAAGCAATTCACCTAGTTTGGGTTGAACTGCAAATGCGCCACTTGAAAGGACAAACGAACCTTCAGATCCACTTACACCCAAAGAAATAGAAGCTGAAATAGATACATTATTTGAAACAGCAGGTCTTTTAGAAGCTGACATTAAAAATTTAGCTGCAGCGCCAATATCTCCACCGGCAACGTAGTATTCAATTGAAGCCGCGGCTCCGTCTTTTGTGGATTCTGTGACTTCAAAAGAAACTGGTGCATGCACCAATAATTCTGCATCAGCAACGGAACTCTGGCTACCAGAAACTAGACCAGATACAGATTCGCACTCTTGAATCGTGCGCTCGCCGGCAGAAGTGTTAGCTGTCAATCGATCCATAACGATTGTATTAGAAGTACGAGATTGAATCTCATAATTTCCGCAATTTTTTTCGTCTGCACCAGCGAGAGCGGAACCTAGAGGAATATAAACAATGTCGCCGGCAACTACATCTGCGCCAAATGAACCTGAAGTTGAAACCGATACTCTTGTGGGATGTTGAAGATCAACAGAAAGAGTAAGAGTATCGCCAGCTGTCAAAAAAGATTTTAAAGCTCCGCCAGAAACAGAGAATCCATCAGCAGATGCATTAATTGTTGTAACCATTTCAGCGGGAGTCGCTTCAGAAGCTGCCAAAAAACTTTGCTCTTCGCCACCGTTAGCGCGAACCATAAGGCCAGCCGCACCAGATCCCATTAAATATCTAACTGTTTTTTTAGGTTTAATTTCGGCTGCTGCTTCTTTAATTTGAACAGAAATAGAATTTCCGTCTTCGCCATATTCTGCAGCGGCAATAGTCGCATAAAGGCTTGCACCTCTAAGAAGATTAGAAGACGCTAATCCTGAACTATTAGTTTTATAAACAAACAAACTATTAACAGCGCCAGTGAAAACCGGACTTGCTTGGTTTGAAAATAGCATTCTAGCCGCATCTACTATTGGACCTGAGCCATAATAGTTCTTGACAGATTGATAATCTGTGAAGAACGTTCTATTAAGATCTAAAAGCGCACCGGGAACACCTTTAGTTGCTTCGCCAATAATAAGAATGTTACGTGGACCAGGGGCGACATTAGTGAGGTTATCTTCAACTTTTACAGAAGAATAAACTCCAGGAACAACAACCCTCGTTCCATTAATTACAGCGGATAAAGTCATCGAAAAAACCTCGTCTAAGGTTAAGAATAGTATCTAAAATATTATATTCAATATATTAATGATACTTTTATTTTTGCTTACTTAAGAATATACCCGTATTGTTTCATAACATCGAGCATTTGTTCTTCTGTACCAATTATTGGATAACCTTTGTGATTACAAAAAGCAACTAATCCGCTAAGATGATTTGGTTTAAATTTAGGAATAAATTTATCAGCATGCATGCTAGCAACTTGTTCTAAGCTCAACAATTGTGGAGTTTGCTCAGTTGCTTCACTGGCTTTATTTTCTTGAACGTCGATTTGTTCTTCAACAATCTTTTTCGATTTTTTTTCTTTTGCCATTTTTTAAAACCCTTTATAGAAAAAAGTAATTAATAAAATTATTTTTTGGTATCAACGCATTCTTCGTAAAAGAATGGTTCAATAATACCAATTCTGTTAACTATATTATACGCCACAGCTTTTTTAGCATCGAAAAACATGTCTGGCGTTTTGTTTCTGTTAAAATCTTGAATAAATTTTTTAAAATTTTTAGTGCCCATGTATTTTTCCATGTATCCTAAAAATGATTTTTCTTGATTTTGAAGATTTTCAATATCTTTTTTTGCTTTTTCAAAATCTGTATCTTCAAAATTAACTAGATAGTTATGATGCATAAACTGAGCTTCTGGCCAAGCCACTCGCTCTTCACCAATACAAGCTAGAATCACGCCGTAGCTCTGAGCCATTGCCATGACTTGTGTTTTGATTGGTTTTTTACTTGAATTTAATAGAGGAACTAAAGGGCGGGCAAAATCGATGTCAGAAGAACCTGTACAGTTAATATTCATTAATATCCATGAGACGTTTGGATCGTTCTGCAATTCATAAAAACGAGTATATACATATTGCAATTCTTTAAAAGAACCAATATCCTCTGGAATCCAAAGAATGTTATTTTTTATAACCTTGTTTGCCATTAGATAGTTTCCTGATCGTATGCAACGACAGTATCTTCCTCTACCTTCTGTTTAGTTTTTTACAGATAACTGTATTTTGTCCACACCTTTCGATTCTGTAATAATCCATTGCTCTTGTAAAGAGCCATTTATTGTGTGTTGTGTGATCCATACGTTTGATTCTGGGAAATCTGCACTTCTACTAAGAGCAGAATGAGAAAAGGTAACGTCTTCCATTCCGTTTTCAATCAAGTAAATACGACTTTGTTTCAGTAAAAATCTAATAATGCAAGAAATTAATTCAGATAATTCAGGATCGCCTGCGACGTTAACATAAACGGTGATTCTTACTCTGTCAAATGAACTTCCGACTATCAAATTTTTTGAATCTAGACAACTAACGGCTTTCCAATTTATCAACGGTTGCGTTTTATCTGCTTTTACGTCTAAAACAATAACAAAATCGCCATTTTTGTCAGTTTCAAAATTAATAATTTGAGATTGAAACTTTTTATTTTTGACTATTAATCTACGCCAGATCTTATTTTGCAAATTCAAATCTTTGCTAACTATCAGATTACCTTCATCTGTGATATTTTTTATATCAAATGACGCATAACTTTTTTGTTCTATGCTCATTCTATGAGTTTCGCCATAATCGCCAATGAATTGGCGTTCTTCGGAACCGCCTTCGTAAGTTACACAGATATTTGGTAATTTATCAATATCAAGACGATACCCTAACGTGTAATGAAATTCATTTTCCATAATCCATTTGATAGCCATGTCAATATATGGCGCACCATATACATCATTCATTTCATCATTTAAACAAAACCCCCTAAGCAAAAATTCTAAATGTTCGGGTTTTTCTCGTAAAAAAGAAAGTTGCTTTTTTAGATATTGGAGTATGTATAGGTGGGGAAGTAATATCATAAATCTCCAAATGCTTCTGCTAAAAGAGAATCCAAAGTATCGGCAAATAATCGCTCTTCGTTCTCGTTCTTCCAATCAATTATCTTCTTATAAATTTCTTTTCCTGAAAAGCCAGGATGATTCCATGCGGCTGAGCCATGTTTTGCGCTTACTGTTCTAAATATTACATACTTTGTTTTAACAACTTTTTGTGTTTTGGCCGCTGCTTCGAAGGTTTCTTCTTTAATGAGCGTTCCAAGGTCTAGAGGATTTTTGGCTATTGACCTTTTTATCGAGCGTCCTTCGGCATCTTTTGCATCTTCTAAAAAAGAAAATTTTGTTTTTTGTAAAACCGTATTTATTTTTGATTGAATTTCAATTTCTTTTGATGTTAAGACAGTCTTTTTTGCCTCGGTAGAGGCTGTTCTTGATGCAATTCTTTGAAATGTATCCATTTTTGAATCTAGGGAACCGGCGTCGTGTCTCAAAGGTACGGTTTTATACGGGAACCCTTTTTTAGATATTTTTACATTTCCCGTTGCTAATAATTTTTCCTTCATACTGAAGGGCTGTATTCCAGATTCTAAATATCCAATGACTGGGGTTACTGGCGAAAAGAAAACAGCGTTTTCATTCCCCGTAGAAATAACTCTAAATGATGCAATATAATTTGCGGCTACGCTTGGATCATCTACACTTTGAATGACAATTGCAAAAATTGCCTGTTCTATCTTTGTTTTTACGATTTCTCTAGCAATTTTTTGTAAATCTCGTCGGATTTCTTCCCGCTCGACTGATTCCAGATATTCTAGATACTCTTGATAGAATGCATATTCTTCGTATAATCTATCTATCTTGCGTTTCACTTCCCCTCCTGAGCTTTCCTAATATATATCCCCATATTATATAAAGCCAACTGTGAAACACTACTAGATAATTGACTAATAGTCAAGAAATATTAAGTACCACTCAATAGATTATTCTTGACTAACTCTAGAACTTGTTTTTCTTGATCTGATAGTCCAGAACAAGATTCCATAATTTTTTGAAGAACGTTTTCTCCGGCGTCTTCGGACGCTACTACACCCATCATTGCAGATACGGCTTCAAGAAGAGATTGAGGTTTAGCTTCTTCAACATTCTTTTCCATTGGCTCTGCAGAGGTTGGTAATTCAGCCGCTTTATTTTCTTCTTGAGCAGTTAAAGCCATGGCCAATTCTTCTTGGTGAGATTTCTTGTCTTTTTGCATAGTTCTTTTTAACATGCCAACTTCGCGTTTCAGGTCTTGAATTTTATTAAAAAGAATTTCAAGATCTTTAGGAATCAGTTCTTTATCACGCAAGGCTTTAAAATCATGATAATTAAGCTGATCGTGCAAAATTAAATCGCCTAAATCCTCTGGCATGACATCTCTTGACTCTAATAAATGTAAAAAATTTGGTACATTAGTCATTTTTTTATCTAAAAGGCTGTATAGTCCTTTTTCATTTTCGCCGTGACCATAATAAACAGGTTTATCGTGCATAGTGTAAATTTTCATACTAAGAATTTTTGGTTCTTTCATAATTAACTCCTTGAATTATTAGTTCTTTCAGGTTCTATATTTTTAGGCCATTCTGGTAAATCAATTCCAGACGAATCAATCCACAACATTTTTAACACAGCAGATCCTGCTACGTAAGTAGGAAAACTAGGTTTAGAATCGTTTCCAAATTCATTCATAAACACAGTTCTAAAAACTCTGGGCGTAGATAAAACAGAAAAGTACGGCTTTGTCCAATAAACAACTGAAAGAGTTTCACCACGCCCCTTATTTGAATCCCAATTTGGTTTTTTTCCAATCCATTCGATCATATTATTTGTAATAGCAAAATCAATATTATTTTCATATCTATTATTTCGTCCATCTACTAAATAATCGACGTCTATTATAGGAAATTTTAATCTTTGTAGACCATTTGGTTTGTATTCAAATAATTCTTGAGTAAGAACAGTGACACCATTATCAACTGTGATAATGTCATTTTTTCTCAAATAAACACGCTCTAAATCTGGTCTATCTTCTTCATAATATGTTGTGTAATTAACTGCTGAGATTGCATGAGAGCCATGCACGCCTTGGATAATATACTGGTCTTGCCAATTTAATTGCTGTATTGCAATATAAAAAGGTTTTGGATCATAAAGATTATAACCAGGAATGTCAGTTTCTGTGTCTAAAAATACGCCCGCAGCGGGAGTTTCTCGAGATGCAACTAAAGCATGGCGCCAATGTGTGGCCTTAAACCCTTTTGATCGTACTAGATTATCATGGGCATCATTACTAAAAATACCGCCCGGAACAGCGGGTCCATGTGGATGGACTCCACCAGGCAGACCACGATATTCATTTGGTGTTTTTATCCCAATCAAAAAATTTGGGGGTTTTTTATCGGCCATGAATTACCTCTTATCTTTTATTATCACACATAATTTAACAGGGGGCATACATTGTATTTAATTACAAATGATACATACTATTAAAAATAAACTCTCATGGCGGGGGTAATCTTGCAAAGCAAGCATTCTTTCGAAATTTATCTTGTTCGCTCTAATCCTCTTTACGAAAACTTACCACGAATATTTATCGCAAAAATAAAAAATGAAAAAATATCATGGGTTTATGAAATTGATGAAATTCAAGAAAGACTATTTGATAATGAATTTTGTTCAGAAGAAGCCGAGCATCTTGGAACTATTGAAAATTTAAATCACGATGAATTGTCAGCCGTGATTCGGCATCCAAAGAAAAATGAATTGATTAATTTTGAATTAACTCAAAAATTAATGTGGATGTTTGAAACTTTGATGGGCGATCATATGAAAGTAAAAATTGGTAGCGTTGTTCATTTAGCAAAACCTAAGAAATTTACTAGAACACCGGAGATGGACTTAGCTGAACAAGAAGAAATGCGCCGTAAAATTGAAAACATAGAGCACAAAAATAAAACTATGCGCCGGCGCCAAGATGAATTATACCTGTCTGAAGAAGAGGTAGAAGAATATGTATTCAAAAATCGCAAAAACAATCGTAGCATCCATAATTCAAAAAACTAATAGTTTGGAAGATGCCCCAATTTTAGAAGAATTAGAAGCCGCCGGTGTAGACAATAATTTATTGGCTGAAGTTGTAGATTTTTTAGATCGTTGTAATCTAATCTATGAATCTGGTATACCAAGTTATGCAACAGAGATTGCAAAAAACAATATTTCT